TCATCGGTAAGTGTCTGCGACTCATTCCACGCAAAAATCGCCAAGCGAATTATTTCTTCATCTGCAAAATGTTCAAACTCAGCTATTGCGGAGATGCGTTTATAATAAGCACCAACGCCCTTGTAGGTTTCACCATTCCACGCGACAATCGTTTTGTCAGTTGAACTTGATTTTGTATCATTAGCTATTTTGTTTTTCATTTTCTTTCATCCTTTCATCGTTTAACACACGCCAAACATTTGTGCCGTTGTAACTGTATGCACAGCGATAGCACATGCCAAATTTCAATTTCGCATTTTTGTGAATCACATCGAAACACTCGCGGTATTCACAGCAGAAATTGCACATCATATTGCCACCCATCTTTTTTACCTCCTACATTCACATTGTAACACATAATCACACACTTGACAACTACCCAAGTTGTATCATCTGTTCAGAAAACCATTCGGTAAACCCATCCTCGCAGTCAGAACATAAAACATTTGTATATTTGGGATTCACCCATATTATGATTTCGCATTGATAGCAGGGTGTGGCTTGTAGTTTATGAGTTGTCATTTCGCGACCTCCTTATCAGTGTTCCAAGTCCAACTTCTTGTTAATGTCTCATGGACAGGTTTCATGGTTTCATAAAATTTGGAATCCGCCTTGAGTAAAACCAATACAAGTTTGTCTGCTAATAATTCTGCCAGCATTTCCGCTTGTTCGTCAGTCATAAAATACGCTGTCTTGCTCATCAGTATTCCTCTTTCTGTTCTGTTATCTCTCGGTGAGCGCATACATATTGTCCTTCAATGTATAGATACAAATCGACCAACATCAATTGTTCAATTGTGCAGGATTCTTGTTTCGCGTCTGAGCGAGATGGATATTCTATGGCAAGAATTTGGGAATCATTTATCATAGACATGGACATAATTCCACATTTGTCTTGCCACGCATCACAAAACTCATATGGCATTTGCACCCATTGAGCTTTTATGTCTTTGGTGCGAGTAGGAACGGCTTCGTCAATTGCTGTTTTCATCCACGCGCCTCGTTCGCCATCTATCCTTTCCCATTCTTTATACATCACTTTTTTTAGTTGGTCATAGTCAGCCATTAGCTATCCTCACAATCGTGTCCTTCATACCACTCATCAGCTTCAGCCAAAATTACCAAGTCGAACTCACGCTCACATTCAACGCATTGAACTTTTGTATTTATTTTCATTTCTCTGCCTTTCTGTAGATGTTATGAATTGAAACATGAAGAACGCATCCATCATCCTCAATGGTTGCACCCAACTCTTGGGCTTTTGCATATGCTCTTTGTTTCGTCATTTTTTCACCTCCTACATTTACATTATAACACACATAAGTTTGACACGCAACTACATCTATGTTATAATAAAAATGAAGGAGGTGGGAAATGAATATGAAATATCATGAAATAGATGCGGCAGACAATCTTGTCGAAACCGTTCCTATGGCTGAATGGAAAGAAATCAACTATTCAGAACAGGACTTTGTTAGTCAAAGGTCTGGCTGTAAAGTTGGATGGAGAACTTATTCGACACAGGAAATCGCTGACGAGTGTTCTTATGCTGCTACAGTCAATGCAATGCTGAAATTAGAGCAAGGCTTTGACTTCGGTTATCAACTTCCAGGAAATGTTGTAAAGGTTGAAAACGGCTGGGAAGTTACCATTCCTTAGTCCCACCGCTGCCTCTTGCTTTCGGGTAAGGGGTTTGCCACTTCATCGATAAGATTTTCTAATGCAATGACAACGAAAGGAAACCAAAATGCAGACAGTTCACAAAAACATTAAAGGCAACAGAATCCTAAAAGTATATGACAGGCTTATGAACAGCGCCACTTACTTCGAAGCTGAGCTATTTATAGACGGCGTTAGTCAAGGGCTTGAAGCAATTACGGCAGGACAAATTAGAAGTCGCTACCCAATCCTTATAAGCGCAGAAATCACAAAGACATTGCGACTCTAATAACAACAACGAAACAACGATAAGATGAACAAATTGAATAACGGAAAGAAACCCGATGACCTACACAATTCTTCACGGCAAGAACCTAGACATCTTGCCAACGCTGCCAGACAACTCGGTGGACTCAATCGTCACAGACCCACCTTATGAGCTTGGCTTTATGGGCAAGAAATGGGACAGCTCAGGCATTGCTTATTCAGTAGAGCTTTGGACTGAATGTTTTCGCGTTCTGAAGTCGGGTGGTCATTTGCTTTCATTCGGTGGCACTCGCACTTTTCACAGAATGGCGGTTGCCATTGAAGATGCTGGCTTTGAAATCCGAGACAACATTGCTTGGCTTTATGGGTCGGGGTTTCCGAAGTCTTTAGATGTCAGCAAGGCGATTGACAAAGCGGCAGGAGTAGAGCGTGAAGTTGTTGGGACAAAAATGGCAAGCCCAAAAGGTATTAAAAACGCAGAAGAAAGAACCGATACCGCTGCTGGTGCTTACGGTGGAGTAACTAAAGAAATTGACATAACCGCACCAGCCACCGATGAAGCCAAACAATGGGAAGGTTGGGGAACAGCACTAAAGCCAGCACACGAACCTATCATCGTAGCCCGCAAATCACTAATCGGCACAGTTGCTAAAAATGTTTTGACTTATGGCACAGGGGCAATCAACATTGACGGGTCAAGGATTGGGACAGAGGCAATCACAATCAACACCTTTGACAACGGAGCAAAACCCTTTGGTAACGCAGTTGGCGAACCTTTTACAAGCAGACAATCTCAAGGTCGCTGGCCTGCAAACATAATCCTTGACGAACACACGGCAGGATTACTAGATGAGCAGAGCGGTGTCAGCACCAGCAAGATTTCACAGATGAAGGCGGGGCTAGTTGAAGCCATAGGTTCGCTAAACCTAAGTGATAAAGCCGCCGACTATGAATCCGAAAGGGGTCACAATGACAGCGGTGGAGCATCACGATTCTTCTATGTTGCAAAAGCAAATAAGCGTGACAGGAATGAAGGGTTAGAAAGAATGAACACTCACCCTACAGTAAAACCAACAGCCCTAATGACATACCTAGTCAAGCTGGTCACTCCACCTAACGGCACAGTGTTAGACCCGTTTACTGGTTCGGGCTCGACTGGCAAGGCTGCAATCCTAAACGGCTTTGACTTTATCGGGATAGAAATGACCGAGGATTACTTGCCAATAATTCAAGGCAGACTTGAACACGCAAAATCAACTTATGAAAGTCAATTGCCCATTGACCTGTAATTGTGACCAACAAACACCCAAAAGAGTGCCATCACGCTGCCTGTGAGCGCCTCTGAGCGGGTTTGAACCTACACCACGACCAATCACTCCTGCTGCAAAATCAAACCCCTTAGCCATTTCTGTGACTTTGTGTTGTCTGCGTGTCAGTAATCAAACCGAGCGCGTGAGTGGGACACTTGTTGAATGGCAGACGAGGGCGATGGAATTATAGCGGATGGGCAAATGCCCGAAGATGTTGTAGGTCCGTTGCTACAAATGGCAATTTTGACTCACGAAACCTACTCTGCCTTCTTGGAGTCGGGGTTCAAAAGTAATCAGGCGCTTGCGCTTACAATGAAAACACTTGAGGCGAGCCTTTATAATGAACAAAACTCATACGGAGAATTGGACTTAGACGAAGATGACTACTAAGAATACTAAATTTACTGAAGTGGGCGCAACAGGACTAAGGCGTTCTGGGGGATTTGTTCTTGAAGAATTTCTGCCTCAACTGCAAGGCACGAAAGCAAGACAAGCGTTTCGTGAGATGGCTGACAATGACCCAATCGTTGGCGGAATTTTACTCGCCTTCAATGAGGTAATGGGTCGCCTTGATTGGCACATCGAGAAACCCGAAGAGGCGACAGCAGAAGAACTTATCGCTTATGAATTTATTGACAGCGCATTTAAGGACACCGAAGATTCATGGGATGTTACCCTTTCTCAGATTCTGTCAATGCTCATCTACGGATGGTCATGGCTTGAGGTCATTTATAAAATTCGAGGTGGCGAATACAATCCTTCGGAAAAGTATCGCTCCTTATCTGCTGATGGTCGAATAGGTTGGAAGAATTTTGCAATTCGTTCACAGGATTCTTACTTGAGGTGGGAATTTGCAAGTAACGGCAAAGTCAAAGGAATGGTTCAGCAAGACATCACTACGGGTATGCACTACATTCCTTACGAGAAGTCGCTCCTGTTCAGAACAAATGAATTTAAGGATAACCCAGAAGGCGTTTCGTTGTTGCGTAAGGCTTACACTTCTTGGTATTACAAAAAGCGTATTCAAGAAATTGAAGCCATTGGCATTGAGCGCGACCTAGCGGGCTACCCAGTTGTGTATGCGCCGAACGAATGGTTTGCCAGCGATGGTGACGAAGGTGCGGCACAGTCATTAGCGGCAGTTCAATCATTGGTGACGAACATTAAGAGGAATCAATCCGAAGGTGCTGTCTTACCTTTCATAACTGACGAAAACGGCACTAAGGTTCTCACCCTCGAACTTCTAAGCTCAGGTGGGTCGCGTTCTTTTGACACAGGCGCAATTATTGACCGCTACAACAAAATGATTGCCACCTCGATGCTTGCTGATTTTGTCTTGTTGGGACAGGGCAATGTGGGTTCGTTTGCTCTGGGTTCTCAAAAGCTTGAATCATGGCAGATGATTATTGAGTCGCTTGCAAAATCCATCGCCGAGGTTTTCAATAAGAACGCGATAAAAAAACTGCTAAAACTAAACGGGATGAGTTGCAAAACGCCACCTAAATTAGTATTCGGTTCGGTTGCTAGGTCAGACCTTTCTGCACTCGCGCCTTACTTGTCTGCGTTGGCAGATTCGGGTATTCTAACTATGAGCGACCCAGACCTAGAGGCTTGGGCTAGACAACAGGCAGATATCCCGCCACTGGCTGAGGAGTAATAATGGCAAAGAATCCTTGGGTTCTCCCAGCTGGATTTAATGCCGCTACCGCAGAAGCCCTAAAAATTCTTCGTGCTGCCCTGAAAGAATCTGGGTCTACATTACCTGATGCCGCTTTTGAAGAATTGCGAATGGGCAATGTAGATGCCTTTTTGGGTTTTGTCGACTGGAATAAAATCAGAATAAGTTTTGGCGACCTCGAAACGCTAATTGCCGATACCGCTGGAAAATCAGGAGTCGCAACTTTTAAGCTTGGGGGCATTGATGCCAACCTGATGTTTGAGTTGATAGATGAGCGAGCTGTTCAATACGCCAAAAAACGCAGCGCAAGACTCATCGTTGAAATTAGCGAACAAATGCGAGATACTGTTCGCGCTGTAATTGCACAAGCAGAACAAGGTCTAATCACTTATCAAGGCGCTGCAATACGCTTGCAGTCAACAATACCTCTCACCTCACGCGATGCCGCCGCAGTCGATAAATTCATTGACAGACAATTCCAGCGGTTTGTCAAAAATGGATTATCCACCACCAAAGCTACTATCAAAGCACAAAACATGGGTGCAAAATACGCCGCTAAATTACTCGGCTCACGCACCAGAACAATTGCACGAACTGAAATTATGGATGCAGCGATGTCGGGTCGTTATCTTGGGTGGGAAGCTGGAGTTGATGCTGGGCTTATCGCCAGTGATTCAGTAAAAGAATGGATTGCTGAACCCGATGCTTGTCCTATTTGCAAACCCCTTGATGGCACACTCATTGGGTGGAATGAAGAATGGCAATTTCCTGAAGGCGTTTCTGCGGGGTCATCGAACAAGATGCCACCCGCTCATCCCAACTGTCGCTGTTCGGTAGCCATCTTGCCGCCTGACTATGTTGACAATGTGTTTACTCCCGCAAGTGGTGGAAAAATGCCCAAGGGTGCAATTGAATTGACCAAGATGGCGGGAAGCGATTTTCTCAACGAAATTGTAAAACATCTTCCTGGAAAACACGACCAAGCCACTCATGGGCGAAGGGGTTCAAGAGCTTATAACACCGCTGGTTACGATGAATTGATTAGTCCTGATGGTGAAAAGTTCATAGAGACAATGAACGAATTAAAACGACCTGATGGGACAACGGTTTCTGACGACCACATTGATTTCGGAGCGAATCGATTTGGGTTTCGTTCCTTACCAGCTACTGAAGGTTTTGAAAATAAGTTTAAAGTGTTAGATGAAGAGTTTAGTGCTTTCGTGAAAGACAATCCAG